GGCACTCCTGAAAACCTCGGTTTTGTGGAACAGTTGATTTATCCAGAGGGAACAGAAAATGCACCGGGCACAATCACAGCAAATAAGTCAGTAAATGTAGCCAATCCATTTAATACTTTGGGCTGCATGATTCAAATAGAATTCCTAATTGACGACGAATGGGGCGTTGCGTGCAATGGAATACATGAGGGAACTGTAGCAGGCCAAACGATGGGGATAGGAGCTAATTTTTTAGATAAAAATACGATTGTGATAAAGACTGGTAGCGCTACGATTACACGCGGTGGTTTATGGGATGCAAATCCGTGGAATAAGGGGCAAATGAATAGCGCAAAATATCGTTTGCGAGTCATTAAATTGACATAGTATTGTGGCCCGGTGGGCCACTAATTCACACAGCATTAGCAATGACGTGATAGTAAAGTTTTTTTGTATTGCCAACGCCATTTTCATTATGACGATCCCAAGAAATGGAAAAGCCAGTGTTAGTAACATTAGAAACCCGTACTGTGTAGGCATTTGCGCCTGCGTACCCCCCAATGTCATTAGTCACAATAAAAATCACACCATTCGTTTTCACAGGAAACAGAGCGTCTTTACTTACGCCTATTGTCACATCCACATTAGCAAAAATCTCAATCAACCCGCCTGCATATTTTCGCCAGTAAAATCCCGCGCCAGACCCCGTATCAATGATTCCCACAAAACCGAGATTTTCAGGAGTGAGGTTGATATCTTTTGTCCCATCAAATGCAACACCATTGATCTTGCGGGCTGTCGTCAGTTTAGTCGCTGCTGCTGCCGTTCCCGCAGTTGGCAATGCTCCGATGTTTGCCGGAGTTAGAGCGATATTCGCCGTGCCATCAAAAGCCACACCATTAATTGTACGTGCTGTCGCCAGTTTGGTCGCTGCTGCTGCCGTTCCCGCAGTTGGCAATGCTCCGATGTTTGCCGGAGTTAGAGCGATATTCGCCGTGCCATCAAAAGCCACACCATTAATTGTACGTGCTGTCGCCAGCTTGGTCGCTGTTGCTGCCGTTCCTGCAGTTGGCAATGCTCCGATGTTTGCCGGAGTTAGAGCGATATTCGCCGTGCCATCAAAAGCCACACCATTAATTGTACGTGCTGTCGCCAGCTTGGTCGCTGCTGCTGCCGTTCCCGCAGTCGGCAATGCTCCGATGTTTGCCGGAGTTAGAGCAATATCCGCCGTACCATCAAACACCACGCCTGCGATCTTTCTTGCTACAGCCAGTTTGGTCGCTGCCGCCGCCGTCCCACCTGCAGGTAGTGCGCCGACATTAGCCGGTGTCAATGCGATATCCGCCGTGCCGTCGAATGCCACTCCGGCTATTTTCCTGGCCAGTGATAATTTGGTGGCTGCCGCAGCCGTTCCTCCGGCGGGCAACGCGCCGATATCCGCCGCTGAGGGTTTATTGTTTGGACTGTAGACGCGTTGGCCTTTTTCCTGAAGTAAGGCTGAGTTAACCGTATGGCCGAATTCAACATTCCCTGTAGCCATATTGATTCTAAATGGACGTAAATTATTCCATGCAGCGTAAGCAGCATCTTTATTTGTTAACAGGATATAAAAGTCTGAACCATCGTTACGAAAAATAGCGCCATATCCGCCGTTAATTAAACGTAACGCATCGGCCACCGTTGAAATCAACGCGCCAGTCAATGTACCACCCGCAATCGGTAATGCGCCTACGCTGGCTGGCGTCAGAGCAATATCGGCAGAGCCATCGAATGCCACGCCTGCAATCTTTCTTGCTGTCGCCAGTTTCGTTGCTGTCACCGCCGTGGCGGTTTTTCCCAAATAGCGGCCATCACCAGTAGTAATGTCGGGGATATCGCTGGCTCCGGTGCCTACTGCGCGGGTAGCGGCAGATTTTAATCCAACATTGGCCATGAATTTGGCTTTGTCGGGAATGTCTGCGCCGTTTTGTTCTTTCTCCAGCTTTTGCGCCAGCTTATTCAATATCGTAGTTGAAAAGTTGGGGTCATTCCCTAACGCAGTGGCGAGTTCTTTTAGCGTATCCAGCGCTCCCGGAGAGCCATTGACCAGCGCGGCAATCGCCGCCATCACGTAGGCTGTCGTGGCGATCTGCGCGTTATTGACGCCTGTGGCCGCAGTAGGAGCCGTTGGCGTTCCCGTCAGCGTCGGGCTGGCTTTAGGTGCATACTGGGTATGCGGGTCGGCCGCTTTGACATGCGATTGCAGATCCGCGCCCGTTTTTTCCTGTTGTTCCTTCAGATATCCGGTGCGATTAGCCAACTGTTCCGCCTGCCGGTTGGAAATACCGCCGGGGCCACCAATCACGGGGTCGGACGTCTCCAGTTGGTAAATGCCGTCAATCCACTCTTTTTGTTCAGGCAGGTTAGCCATTATGCACTCCCGTGATTGTAGCTGCCGTCATATGACGCGGTTTCGTTGTAGCGAATAGGCACCCCCAGATATTCCAGGCTGGCCAACAGGCAGCGGGCGGGGGCAATCATTTCCAGTGTGTTACGCAGCATCTGCGCCTGGTCATTGGTGATGGGTTGTTGCAGCAGAACGCGGTAGACCGGCCATTTACTGGGGTCTCCATAGACCATATGGCCGTTATAGCTGCGAATGCCGTTATAGCTGAGGCGTCCGATGTGTTCGATTAACTCGATATCGCCAAATCCGAGGCTGCGTATCACGTCACGAACGGCCCATTCCGTGCCTTTGAATCGGTGTCTTTCAATGGCCGATTTAATCATGGCGCGGCGGGCATCTTCAGATTCAGCCAACTGCCAGCCGTCTTCCTTCAGTGAAAACTGCTCGGCCAGTGCATCCAGTGCGCTGTTATCAACGATATCGACCAGATAGACAATCACGGCCTCCACCTGTAACGCGTCGAATCTATCCAGCAGTGACGCCAGAACGCTAAACCGCAGGTCAGACGCCAACGGGGGCGGAAGCAGGTCTTTACTCATCAGCCGAACCTGAGACGGTTATGGTGATGTCGGTGCAGATGGCGAGCTGCCAGTCGTCCAGCACCGTTAACGCCGGAGACAACAGCTCCACGCTGTAAACGCCGTCGAGCAACAAGGCCGCATTAATCTGACTGGGCACGATGTCCTGCCCCAGCGTTGCCCGACGCTGTTTTGTCCAGGCTAATGCCGCCTGTTGTGCCGCCTGCTTAACTGGTAATGCCTGCACATCGCGCTTTAGTGTCAGCCTGGCATGGAGTGAATATTCCACAGGAACCGGGGATTTAGCCGCGACGGTGTCCGTGAGCGGGCGGACTTTTTCATCCGAACAAACGCTGATAACCTGCGCCAGCACGCTGTCATCGGGTAGTCCCGCTGACATCAGAGGATATAAATGAACGGTGCCAGGCTCGGCCCTGACCACCGCAACGTCGACAATATCGGGGTGGGCGCTCAGTGCGTGATAGCGGTACGCCAGCTTTGAGCCTGCGGTGCTGAAGGACTCCGGGGCCAACTGGATACGTTCGCGCAGCCGGTCATCGGTCTCTTCATCAGAGCCACCGACACTGGCAGTAATATTGGTCACTGTGAAATCGACGTCGTCAATCTCATCCAGCAGCGTGCTGATTTGCGCCGGTTGCCAGTTATTGCCGACCAGCCCAGCCTGCGTACAGGTTGCCGTCACTGTTACGTTCAGTGTGCCAGCCTTCATTATCACATCGCTATCCGTGGCAAACACGACGCTGTCGGACGCGCTGACGCGGGTGCCGACGGGAATCAGCGTATCGGTTAGTAATGCGCTTTCGACGCTAAATTGCAGCGTCGTCTGTCCGGCCAGCGCCGCAAGACGGTACGTTCCCACCAGTTCGCCGAGGTAATCCAGCATCGGGGCGCGGGCATAACGCACCAGATTCTGTTTGGCCGCATCCTGAATCGCGCTGCGTACCAGCATTTCACGGTAGGCCATCAAATCAATCAGCAGGCGTTCGGCCTGTGCCGGATACAACGTCTTATCGCTGTCTGCCTCATATTTTGCAATCAGCTCAGCGGTAATCTTCGCTGCATCGCGTTCAATGAAGACCGGTTCCGTCGTTACCGCCATAGCACCTCCGTAACCTGTAGCACGCCGCTGGTTGTTTCCCAACTCAGGCGCAGTGCCATGTGTGTACCATCAATTAACGGCTTCACAGCCAGCAGCTTGCAGCGCGGCTCCCAGCGTTTGATCGCTTCGACCGTCTCCCGCACGACGTGCGGAATGGCTCGGTCAATCGGGTAGTCGATGTAGCGATGCAAGTTGCTACCAAATTCGGGACGGTGTGGATCGCTTCCGCAGGGTGTGCGCAGAATGATGTGAATGGCCTGAGTGATATCGGCAACCCCCTCGACGAGTTCGCCAGGGTGCTGCAGGGCCGGTTGCCAGTAAACAGAATTAGTATTCATGGGGGCAGTATCGCCCCCGACAGGGTTGTGTAATATTAAAGGGGCTTAATAAGGCATGAATAACCAAGGAGACAGATGATGGATATTATTCAATACGATTTGAACACGTTACTTTTTCTAAAAAGCAAAAATCATTTTCAGCCAGGGGTGATACAAACTCCAGAACAAGCTGGCTACTCGTATTTGCACAGCCGAAACGCAAACCACATTATTGATAATCTGACTACACAGACCGCTCTAGACAACATCGCTTTCTTCACAGAGTTCAATCCTAATACCTCTGGGTGGGACGTTCAAAAAGTAGAGGTTAAAGATACCTCTGGTGAAATTACTCCTTATTAAATCAGTGAGAATGGTGATTTGAATTACCACCGGCATCCATCACCGAACCGGTGGCATCAATATCCCCCTGAACGCTGACATTGCCCTGAATCGTTGCCGCTGCGCCACTCCCGCCAGAGCCTGCCATGCCGCCCTGATAGGTCAGTTTGCCTTTAACCAATAGATCGCCCGTGACTTCCGTTTCTGGTGCATCAATGGTGGCCTTTGATGTTTTCACCGTCACGTCCGTACCACAGGCGATCACGATATGCTCAATGCCGCCGTTGATGGTTAATGTATGCGTCTTGCGGTCATAGTAAAACGAGGCGCTGTCGGCATAGGTAACGCCGCGTGCGTCCGGGTTATTAACAGGCGGTTTATCGACACTGGAGTAGACCGCGCCCACAATAACGCCATCCTCGCCATTTTCATCCAGTAGCACGACAACCTGCTCGCCGACGTCGGGCAACCAGTAGTCCTTATTGTTCTGGGTATTGTGTTGCAGCACATCAAGCCAGTTGGTACGCATGTTATCGCACTCAGGCAGGCGAACGCGGGCGCGGACGTTTTGCGAGTCAACGGCGCTGACTGTGCCCACCTGTCGTGATACGCTCATTTTTTCTTTTCCTTTACGGTCGTTGTCGTAGTAGTCGTGCCATCTGCTTTGTAAACCGTCAGCGTCTGCGTTTTCTTCTTTTTCTTGCCATTGGTCACCGGGCCACGCGACACCTCCAGTTCGGTCACGTAACCGCTGCTGCGATCAAACGAATGCCGGGCGCTGGTAATAAGCCATTGCCCAGATAGCTGACCAAATTTCACCAACTCTATTTTGTTGCCGGCAGTGAGTTGCGGCGTTCCCATCACCGCCAGTGAACCGGTCTGCTGATATTCGTTATGTGAATCCAGTGCAGCATCGGCTTTGAGTTGCGCACTGTCTTTGTCCGATGAACGGCTGGTGACCTTGAGTGTGTCCGCACTGGTGGTTTTGCCGCTCTCTTTTCCTGTGGCTGTCGTCGTACTTCCATCTGAATGGTACGTCACCAGCTTTTTGTCACTGGCTTTCTGGTGCTTCAATTTTGCCGACTTGTAGACCTGGTTGATGGTGTCACGCAGAGAATAACGGGCGACGTCGGTGGGTGATAATTGCTTAATGGGATCAAGTTGTCGCAAGGTGGCCAGATGGGAAAATATCAATTGGTCGCTGACAACCTTAACGGCATAGCCATACTCGCTGGCCAGTCGCTTCAGGAAGCCGACATCGGTTTCCGCATACTGCGTGACGCGATCGACCTTTATTGACTCAATACCGCCGACCAGTTTCAGGCTGTGCTTTTTGGCAATGCGACCTGCGATAGCAGCCAGTGTGGTGTTCTCAAACCCCCGACTGGATTTAGTACGCAGCGCAGTGTTGACTGACGTGGCCACACCGCGAATGGATACCGTTGACGGCGGCGCACTGACTTCAATCTCATCGATAGAAAATGTCCCACAAGACAGCAGTTTCTCACCGCTGTAACCGAGCTTGAGCGTCAACGTATCGCCTTTCCCCGGATACCACTTATCCAGCCAGCGGCCGTCAGTGTCATCTAGGGCAACCTCGATTGTGTCCGACTCAGACTTGATATTGTCGCTATAGCTGACGCGGGTGACGTAAGGCGCAATATCGTTGGTGATATCTTGCTTCAGATACCACAGAGTAAATACCGGTTGCAGGACGTCTGAGGTGCCAGGCAGCGGCGCTGTTTGTTGAATTAACGTAGCCACGGTGCAACCTCCTCGGCGTTTTCTACTTCATCTTGTTCAACCATTGGGATCAAGAGAACGATGCCGGATGGTAATGAGGGCGTAACGGCCACATGCGGGTTCGCCATGATGATCCGGTCATAGCCCAGCGGATCGCCATAATAATGTTGTGACAGCGAATCCCACCGGTCACCCATTTTTGTTACATGCTCGATGTACCTCATGCTTTCCTCGCCACAATGGTCGATGTCATTTTACTGAGTGCCGGAGAATTGTTTTTCAGCAGCACGCCAGCGGCATCGAACTGTCCGGAGACGGTATTCAATGCGGCGGCCAGATTGCGGCTGTCAACGCCTGCCAGCGATTGTCGCGCCGATGCCACAAACATTGCAGCCTGACTGGTATCACGGGCTAACCGCACCGCATCAGGAAAGGTATCTTTGACGGCATTCAACGCAGGAATAGATGACATTAGTGGCGCAGTAACGCCGCCTATCTGTGACATCAGACCGGGAATACGGGTTAGTGCAACAGTCGGATTGGTCGCCATCTTTTGCACCGCACGTACCGTACTGGCGGCGGTGGTAAGGGCAGACTGCGCTTTTTTCGCATAGCTCACTGCGTCACGTACCGATTGCGCCATGCCACTGGGTTTGGTGACGGCACTGGTGACAACGCCCGTACCAGGAATGGCGCTATTAATCGCGGGCGGTTTTTGCGGGCTTTTCGGATCACCGATATACTCGCGCAACGTCACTTCCGCCGTCATAGCCATCACGTTCCCGGACGAATCGGTCTGCTGGCTGCTGGCCGTCACGGCGGTAATCACAAACCAGCCGCGATAATCGCCATTACCGAATACCAGCGCCAGTGCCTGATGCGCCCGCATCGCGCGGCGTAACCGCGACAGCTCGTTATCTGGCGTGCAATACAAGCTGTGGAATACCAGGCTAATGCGGAACTCATCGAGCTGCTCGCCAACGAACTGCAGCCCTGGCTTCCCCTCAATTCGGCTGTGTTCGGCATAATCGACGCCGAACGTCGATTCAAAACCATCCCAGTAGGTAATCAATTCAAACTCAATATCACCCAATACGGCAAACATTAGGCATACCCCCGACGCTGTTGTTGCGCCACAATGCGCTCCATCATCTTCTCCAGTTCGTGCAAGGACAGATTCAGGGCACTGGTAATTTCAGGAGTGGCTGGCGTTTTCTGCCCATTGAGGTAGATGTTCGGTGAGAACGTCACACGCAAAACGCTGTCCCGCTCTCCGCTGCCAGCTTGGTCTTGCTGCCGGGAGGTCGGCATTTTAGGTATGGCAGGAGGCAGTGGCACGTCCGGTGGTGTCTTTGTCAATGACTCATCGGGTATTACCTTTGGTTGCGGTATCGGCTCACGGGTGAGATACGGCATGACAGGAACGCGCAGAGGTGACACTGGAACGGTAATCGCAGGCAAGGATTGCGCCAACGATAGGGGCTGCGTGGTGACAGCAGGCATATCCATCTGCGGCACTGCGGGGGTTAATGCCTCAGCCAGATTCTGCCCCGCTTTGGCGGCCAGCGGTGTGGTGCGGCTAATCCCTATCGCAGCCCCCTGCGATATATTATCGCCGAATGTTGCAAATACCCGGCTGGGGGAATGAATACCTAATTTCTCGGCAAACCAGCCCTTAATATTATCGCCTAGTTCACCAACAACCTTTTTTGCGCCTTCCCAGGCATTTCTAATACCGTTCACCAGACCACTGATAATATTTGCGCCAAAGTCGGTAAACTTGCTCGGCATATCAATGCCGAAATATTTCATGACCTCAGCGAATACGGTGTAAAAAATACCGATGGGTGACCAGTTCAGAATCAATTTTGTCACGCCGCCGATGCCGCCGCTAAATGCGGTTGTAATATCATTCCAACGAGCACGAAACCAATTACTGATAGGCTCCCAGTGGCGATAAACCAGATAGGCTGCGACGGCGATCCCCGTCACCAGTAACCCGATGGGGTTCATCAGCAATGCGCGGCCCATCATCATCACGGCACGGCCCACTAACGTAATACCGCGTAGTAACGCGCCACCCAACACGCGGCCTAATACCAGCGACACGCGCCCCAGCCATCCAGCGCCACCGGCCAGCAGTCGGATGCCGTTGAGGATCCCGCTGCCAAAGAGCCGCCCGACGGTCATTACACTATTCCCCATCCACAGCAGTCCGCGACCGGCTAACTGGATGCCGCGCCCCAGCCCGCCGCCCAGCGAACGGGAAAGATTGAGCGCGCCGCTGGATAAATTAGCCAATACGCTAAGCCACTGGCGAGCACGGCCACCGGCACCAAATGCAGTTTGGAGTAACAGCCATTTGGAACGCAGCAGTACCGCGCCTTTCCAAAGGTCAACAACAGGGGACAGCAGCAGATTTAAGCCCAGTTTGGTGCCGATCGCCGCTGCTTTAAAGGCCAGCAACCCGGTTGCGGCCATCACCACGCCTTTCACAATTTCAGGGTTGGCGGCGATCCATTTCCCAGCCTGATCGATAAGCGGGATGATGGTTTCGCCCAGTGAGATTAGAGCGGGCTTTAATGACTCGCCAATGCCGATAGCCGCTTCATTCATGCGTATTTGGGTTTGTCGCCAGCGTGCCTCTAACGTATCGTTCTGCTTGGCTGCGTCTTTATCTAGTGTTTGTTGGGATTCAGGGCTATTCATTTCCGTTTTGTTGGACTGATATTTCCCCCAATCCTGACGCATCGAAATCAAATGCTGGGCGGTCTGAATATCAGTAAATATTTCTGCCATCCCGAATGATTCAAATAATTTTTGCTGCGTATCTTTATCACCGATTGCACCTGCTTTCTGCCACTGATCGGCAAATGCTTTGCCCTTGCTATCAATAAATCGGTTGGCAATCATGAGAGAGGCTTCATATTGCGAAAATCCCTTTGCAACATAATCCTGCATGGACGCTTTATAGTTGATGCCTGCCTTCTCATACTTTTGAATCGTATCGCTGCGGTTCATTGCGGCCAGCCAGTTGGTCATGTTGGTGACCGCCTCTTCAGCAGAACCAGAACCTTTCGCCACTTCCAGACTGGCGACGATCTGGGTAATGGCGTCTTTACCGACAATCCCTTTGGCTGCAAAAGACTTTGCCAGTCCCGGTAATGCTTTTGCCATATCTTTCAGTTCAAACGACCCCAGCTTTGCCCCCGTCGCTGCCATAGCAAAGGCTTCTTCCATTTCTTTGGGATCGGTGATTTGCAGTGCAGAGCTGAAGGCATACGTCATCTTCGCCAGTTCTGTCATATCGCCTTTCGTCGCGGTGGCGGTTTTACCCAGCATGTTGGCAAACTTTGCGGCTTCTACGGGATTCATCCCATCCGCAACCAGTTGACCGACGCCGCCCAGTAACGCCTCCTGTGTCTGGTTGACCTTTAGCGCGGCTTGTCGAATCGCCGTCCCAATAGCCTGTTCCTGCGCCTTATCCAGATCGCCCGTCACCGCAATATCTCGTAGTCCCGACTCAAAACTGGCGTATTGTTTTACCGAACTCACAATCGGTGACGCTACCGTTCTGGCCACCGCATAAGTCTCCGCGCCTTTGGCGTAGAGCGCCATCCGGTTTGCCCGCGCCGCATCGCTGGTTGCCGCCGCTGTAGCGAGTCGGTTCTGCTGGCGCTGTAGCTGTTCCATCGTGCGCCCGACGCGTTGCAGGTCGCTGTTCAGTCGCTGGCTGGCGCGTGAACCGAGCTGCCCATAACGTTCCGTCGCCCGCGTGAGTGCATTTTGGCGATCCTGAAGGCGACGGGTGGTTTCACCAATCGAATCCAGCGTGCGGCGGGTTCCCGTAACGGCGCTGCGAAATGCACCGGATACGGCTCCGCCAATAATCACGCCTATGGAAAATTCTGTGGCCACGATTTATGATTCCTTTTAACGATGCGAAACAGGGACACGGATATGGAAAATGCGCTGATGGTATGTAAAGGACTGCTGATAGCGGTATTCGGCGGGACGTATCTTTATCTGCTGACAAAACTGGTTATCTATACCGTTAACAGCAGCAGTGAGCCGTTTGCCTGGGTACTGATGATTGGCGGCGGTGCTGCGCTATTATCGCTGGCCCTGGCACTGGCCGCGTTTCTCCTGCAACCCGCCGTCTATCTCCTTGCCGCGCTATTTGCGGGCGTCGGTGCCTTGATTAGTCGCTATCGCCGTTCTCACGTTTAATCTGTTCGCTGGCTGTTTCCAGCCAGCTTTCAAACTCATCCAGATCCAGTTCGTTCAGTTCACTCGGCTGAAACCGAAACCACCTCGCCAGCAGCGCCTGCGCCTGAATCAGTGTTTTCGGATGATGCAACCACCCCTGTAAGGTGCTGAAATCGTTTTTGCAACGCCAGATAGTCAGCTAAATCCATCCTATCAAAATCTTCAGGTGGCAGACCGCTGGAACGCGCAATCAGCAGGTCATCCCAGTCTTCGGCCTTATCACTGATTTTTCGTACCGCTTTGAGGTCTTTGACTTGCAAGCGGCGCAGGGACAGGGACTCCAGTTTGACGCCAGCGGCAGTGGAGTAAGGAATCGATAACGTAAAGGTTTCAGACATGTTGATGCTCCCGATGACATTAATGTGAATTAGCGTTCAGGGGCAGTATGGCGAGGGGCAGAGAAAATCAATATTAATGGCAGTTAACGAAAAAAGGAGGGAAACCTCTCCCTCCTTTATAGTTAAAAATACAGCGTTTGCTTAGTCCAGTTGCAGCACGCCATGCAGCTCAGACTCGGAATAGGCAATCAACCCGCAATACTCCGGCACGAGAGTGCCATCATTGGCTTCAAAGGCGGGAATGGTGCCATGGGTGATGGTATACGCTGGCTGGCCTTCCGATTCTGCAAACTCAGCCAGCGCCTTGATCTGCTCAGCGTTTACTACGATTTTCTCGCTCATAGTATTTTACCCCCCGATATTGATGCGATAGTCCGTCAGCTGGTCGATGCCGCCCACGCGGAAGATATTGGCCAGATAATCCAGCTCCAGCAGCTCTTCGCCGTCCAGTACCTGCTTCAGATAGGAACAGGTGAAGCTACTGGAGAACTCGGCGTTCTCATGCTGCTTGAAGGTTCCCAGCGGGTTCTTCTTGAACATGATGGTCATGTACGTTACCAGCGGGATTTCATCGATACGCCCCTGCGAACTGTAGCGCTCGACGCTGGAGCGGCACTGCAACGCCAGCGTCTTGTAAGGGTTCGCCGCGCCGAGCATCGCGTCCCGATAGAACGAGTTCCACTTGATCTCGCCTTCGAGTTTGTCGAATCCGGCGGGCAGTTCAACCTTGCCCACCATCCCCAGCGCCTTATGCTCCTGCATCACCATGCTGACATCCGGCAGTTTCACCTCTTCAGCACGTCCCAGCAGGTTCACCCCATCCAGATAGATATTGGCGTTGGTGATACGGTTCACTTCAATTTTCCCGGCCATCAGCTATTGCCCTCCAACGTGACCAGATATTCGGAGGTGATCTCCGTCTCGAACGTCAACCGCTCTAACGGCGGTGGCGGCGTGTATTTGTAGCTCAGCAATAGGTGGCCCGCTGCCAGCTCCGTTTCCTCATTGCGTGCCGGGTCATACCAGCATTTGAAGCCCAACAGCGCACCGTCACCAATCAGCTTGCGGCCATAGCCGTTCACCGACTCGGTCAGCGCGTCGATCAACGCCTGAGTGATCGGCATATCGATGTATTGCTGGCTGAAGTAGCGGATGGACTCGTTAATCACATCACCGGTGCGCCGCACGTTCTCAAAGTTGCGCATATGGGTAACGGTTGGCCACGCCGCACAGCGATTGCCCCACAGGCGTAGTCCGGAGCCGTAGCTGTTGAACACGGTGGTAATGCCTTGTTCGTTCAGCAGATTCACTTCACTGTTCGGGTCGTCGATCATCGCTGATAACTGACGCTCCACGCCGGTGATGCCCAATAACTCCTGATTGGAAGACGACCACCAGAAACCTCTCTCCAGGTCGACTTTGGCACGCAACCCCGCTGCACGCTGTGACAGCGGCTCCAGCCGTTCAGCGTTGGTTTGTGCGTCATAGACCTTGACGTGCGGATAGCACAGCCGCACGCGGTCGGAACTGGTGTTGAAATTGATGGTGCCGGTCGGGCCGCGACCTGCCAGCACCTGTGCAAAGGTGGTGCCAATCGGTGCATCGATATAGGCGATGGCATCGAGTTTGTCAGCCAGCGCAATCAGCTCCACGCTGACGCTGTTCTGGGTACAGAACACCGGTGCAATGAGGATTTTGGCAAAGAAGCCAAACTGGTTATATGTATCGTGCAGCAGCTTCATGCCGGTACGGTTCCCCGCCGCATTGACCGCGCCGATAATCTCCGCCGCCGTCACTTTGGTCGGGTCAGCGTAATCGTAGCTGGCCAGCACCGCCTCATCCGTGGGAATGTTGTTATTCAGTCGGGTAATGACACCCGTCTGTGCATCGAGCTGGTAGTCAGTGCCGTCACTATACGGCGTGGTTTCCAGCGACTGGCGCAACACCAAATTAGCGATGGCACGGTGTGCCAGTTGGGCTTTTCCTGTCGCGGCTGCCACCGTCACACTGACATTATCGACATGGGTTTTATGCACGTCCGGGTCAAGCACGTTGATGACCAGCACCGTTCCCGCGCCGTGGTCATAGATAGCATCCAGCGCCTGCGGGATGGTGAAACCACTGTATTGGCTGCCGAACTGCGCCGCATCTTTCTCCGACAGGCACAGCGTGACGGTATTGACCGGCCCCGTGGGTGCGGTGCCGATGAGGCCGATAACAGCAGATTTAACGGTTTTCACCGGACGTGCGCCGTTTTCCACCTCCGTGGTTTCGACGCCGTGTAAATAGTTAGCTGCCACTGTTCACCTCCGTTTTCTCTTCACCGGCATTTTTACGGCGGGCAGCGGATACGGCGACGACATCCGGCTCGGCGTGTAAATGCTTCAGCGCGACCAGGGTTTTGACGTAGTCGTGCGCCTCCGGGAGTTCAACCACAGTGTCTGGCCACAGCAGCACCTCAGTGCCGTCAGCCAGCGTGACGCCGCTGGATGGGCCGGTATAACGGTATTTCATGATTCGCTTTCCTCATAGTTGACCAGGGACAGTAACGGCCCATCGGATAAATCGGTGTCTTCCAACTGGACGGATTCGGTGGAGAAATCCAGCGCGTACTGCCACAGCCCGCCGACATTGCCCAGGAACACATCACGCACCAGCCAAATTTTGCGGCGGCAGTTCGGCGGTTTGTAACCGCACAGCACCCGACGCACGACATCGAGCACCGCTACCGCGCCCTGACGACCGTTCAACTGACGGAACACCACGGTGGTGTTCAGGGTAATGGTGTGCGACTGCATCACCGCGCCGACATCTTCCGGCTTGCCAAAGCGGGAACCGGCGTAACTCACCAGTACCGCGCCAACCGGATGATTAAGGCGAAAGTCAGCAGGCTTTTCCGGGAAATACTCAATCTGTAGCTGAGGCAGTTTTTCCTTCAGACGAGCGACAACCGCTTCGATAACCGGATTAACATCCATCAGTATTTCTCCAGCATGCCGTCATGACCGCCAAAGGTTGGCCGACGCGCCCGTACCCGAAACTCGCCGGATTCCGGTACATCCTGACGGGTTGACGGTAAGGCCAGCGTCAGCTTCGCATCACGGATCTCCACCAGTTGACGCGTGGCCACTTTGTTGTCGTCTTTGACCGTATCCGGCATCGTCCCTTCCGGGCGACGGGCATATAATCGATAGCGGGTCAGCGTGACCGCAATGTCGCGTAGCACGGTGGGGATTTCAGTCAGCGGCAGGGTGTAACGCCCGCGCAAATGGGCGTCGATCAGCTCATCGGCGTAGCGAATGCAACTGTCCACTACCGTAGTGTTAACCGGAGGTGGCGCATCAAATCCCACCGTTTCATTGGTCAACTGGATCAGCGTGGACTCCGGCACCTGTTCCAGTAAATCCGCCAACGTGCAATACATGGCTACACCCCGCGCAGGATGCGGATGACGTCACCTTCGGCGAGGGCTGCATCCAGTGCGATACCATTTGATACGCCCGTTTCTGTCAGTAGAACGGCTCGGGCGGACTCGTCGGACTGGACAGACATACCACGCCCGACAGCCGCACCGGCTTCCACGGCAACGATACCCAGCACATTAACCGGCACGGCGTCACCCGTGGCACCATCCACCTCGGCAACGCCCAATGCGGCAGCACCTGCCTGACACGGTGCGTTATCCGCGCCGACAAAACGCTGCTGTGCCAGGGCAGCAGTAGCCAGAACCGTGGTGGTCAGAATGACCTGTTGTGTGGCTCCCATAATGCCCCCGTTATTTCAGGATATTGGTGATGAGATACCCGGCATCGCCGCCAACTACCGCGACTTTGTAGATATCGGTGAAACGCACGTAAGAGACTTTGCCGCCCACGCCCGGATATTTGTCAGAAACAGGCATCCCTTTGCGGCGGAAGGTGTAGCCGAACGACGGTTCGTTTTCGTCCGCGCTTTCCGTATCTGGCTGTGGTGGTGAAACGTAGTGCAGCATCAGGTTGTCAGCCCAGACATCGATAGCGGCTTTCTTACTGTCCGGGCTAGACACCGGTTCACCGATCAGCACCTTATTGATTTGGAAAATGTCTTGCAGGATTTCCGCTGTGATCCGTTTACGCTCGTTAGCCCCAATTTGTGCCTGAATCGCTGGGTGATAGCGCAATGCTGACATGACGCTGGCGCCCATCGTCATCAGATTCGGGCGTAAGCCCGTTGCGTTACGGACAGCTTCGATACCCGCTTCAATCGCGGTGACGGGCTCACCCTTGCCATTTCCCCAGCGTTCTGCGGCGGCCAGCGCTTTTTTCGAGCCAGCCAGATAGACCTTCGGGTCTTGCGCCAACCGGGCGGCATACAGTTCACGTTTCAGATTGACGCCGTTGGTCGCACGACGAATGGCTTTTGCCTCTTCGTTGAACAACGACTCGGCCTGTTCGCGGTAGTCGACCGGCGCGGCCAAATCATGCTCATTGAGCACCAAATCCATCGAACTGGACTTCTCACGTAGCAGAACGTTACTTTCTGCCCCGACCGCACGTTCGGTGTCGTATTCAACGAATGCGCCTTTACCAAAAAGCGGCACCACAATGCCTTCCTTTTCCACCTGAACGATGGGGAAGATGCTCTCACCGATAAACGCGGCATTCTTGTAACCCCGTGCCACACTGGTCAGCACCGGGTCAACGACGCGTTTACCTCTTAAATAATCAGACATGATGTCTCCTTTTCTTACGGTTACGGATTGCTGCGGTTACAGGCAGCGAGCGACAGCGGCGTCGTAGCTAATGCCTTCTTTCTTCGCCAGTGCCGTGGCTTTTTGGTGCAGTGCCAGGCGCTCAGGATCGGCTTCAGCAAATTCCACTGACGTCGTGGTGAGATCGACGTTGACGCGATCTTTGGTGGCGTGCTCACTGAAATCCAGTACAGGTGTCGCACCGCCTAACAGTTCCTTAAACGCGCTGGCCAGCGGCTTTTTCACCTCACCTTCGGCGAACTCAACCGGCTGCTCGCCTTTGGAGACTTCATCCAGCAGCGCCACGACAACCGCTTTTGCGGCTGGCACCAAGCGGCCTTCCGTCACCAGTTTTTCTGCAAAGGCAACGTTGCCGGTATGCACCGTTTCCTGCCGCTGCTTCGCATCAGCAGCCAGTCGGGTGGCGGCGTCTGCCTTCAGGCGGGCGTTCTCGACCTGCAGGGCCTCAATTTCTTCTTTGGTCACAGTGGTGTCCTCATGGGTAGATGTGGGATTAGCGGGGTTGGGTTCCTGAAATGCTGGGTCGGTTTGTACGGTTTTGTCCTCCCGCATCGCTTCATCACGCAGCGTGTCGAGTTGCCACGACGGCAGGACGCTATCGGCGTCTTCCATGCCGAATTTGCTGATGATGAATTCACGCAGGCGACTGAACAGGCTGGCGCTGGTCATCATTCCCCAGTCGGCGAACTCGACCACGCCATCTTCCTGTTCATTGAAGGCTACCTGCCTCAACCCCTTAATCGACGGCGGCTGTGCACCGAGGAACCCTACATGGCGCAGATAGAGCGTGCCGGGCTTAGGATTATTGGGTGAATCAGGCAGGTAGAACGAGGCGGAAACCTTCTTGTAACGGCCTGCATCCACCAGTTCGGCGAACTGTGGATCGACCTGCTTAGGCTCAGCCAGCAAATCGCCGCCGCTGGTTGACAATGAAGCCACCCAGCCATAGGCCGGAGCATCCGCTTTAGGGTGGCCGATCACCATCGGGGCCTCATGCACCGCCGGATCATAAGCCGCCGCACACGCGACCAAATCAGCAGGCGTGAACGGCAATTTCGTGCCGTGCATATCGGTATGGGTGCCGGATTTAAAAATGTGGAGTGGCATAGTGCTGTCCCAGTTTGGAAAACTCAGGACAGTGTCAACGGAACCGTTAAAGTTGGCTGTTAACCCCCATTAAGAAAAACGGGGAGCAAAGCCGGTTTGGTGTGGTGGGAATAGTGCGGCTGTAAAGCCTTTATAAAGGAATTTAAGCCATTTTTCAGGATAGGCGGCACATTGGCTTAACTGTGCCGCGTGAAATCAACGCTGCGCCGCAGATTCAAGATGACGTTGGACGGTGTCCAGCACCGAATTGACCGCATCGGGTTGCAGATTGCCGTCTTCATCCATCGGCAGATAGGGACGGGCGGGCAGCTCGACGGATTCATTGCGCCCGGTCTTACCGCCAAACTGGTGAATAGCAGCGTAGACGGTATTGGTGCCGATCATCGCCGTGCTGGAATCATATTCGGTTGACACCGAACCTTGCAACTGCCCGGTTTTGCGCAGCGTCTGGCCGTCTCGCTCTTCCGCCGCCTGTGATACAACCCATTCAGGCCGTCCGGTCTCGTCAAAATTGATATCGGTTTCCGCGTGCAGCGTGCCTGCAATCTTGCGCATCGCCGGGGTCATGTCCGTTGCGGCACTCTCCAGCGCACGCAGTCCACGACGCAGATCGCTGTCGTTAATCGTGATGCTGACGGTACTCATGACGATAACTCCTGTTTAGCCAGGGACGTGAGGCCGCCCTGATAACGGGCCAAGTCCGGGCGATACGCCGCGCCCGGCGCATACGACCATCCCAGATCGGTACTGATTTTGGTGCTGCCGGTATTGAACGTGGCCACGCGTTGCATCTCGCCGGTTTTCTCCGAGACCAGCTTCAGTTCCCAGCCCATCGCATTAATGGCGTTGGCCACCTTCAGCCCGCGCCGTTCGATATCGTGCTGACTCAGGGCGATCACACTACAGCGGCAGCGCCAACCATTCGGCGGGTAGAACGCCTGCCAGAACGGGTCATCTAACCGGAATACCATGCCATGCAGCGCCAGATGACTGTGGCGCGTGTGGGTGTCGCGGATAGCGTTGTACATCCCATAGGGCCGATCGTCGATGTTTTCCATCTGTTCAGCCCATCGACCACTGCTGTAAAGCACCGACATATTGGTGCGGAAGATGGTATCCAGCCGCCACGGACTACCCTGCTGAATAGTGACGGGTTCACCGGTCACCGGATCGGTGGTATCACGCGGCCCCCACCAGCCTTTCTTCTGCAGCACCGGCTCCAGCTCCTTATGAAACCAGCGGTCAGTCTTGCCGCCATCTAGCGTTTCCTGCAGGGCGCGGCGGATATCTTCCAGAATATCCAGCCGGGTCACTTTAGCGACGGTAAAGGCGCGGGCGTGGGCGTCCTGCCAGACCTCTTCCCAATCCCAGCTTATCGCGTAACCCTTTGCCTGCAGATAGCTGATGGCCCGTTTAGGTGGTAGCGTCATGCAGTAGGCCAGCTCAGTCGCGGTGATGCTCATGCAGATGCCCCCAAATATTGGCGACGAACAGGATACGTGCCAGCCGCTCTTGCAGGTCGTCGGCCTTCATCTGCGGATACAGTTCCGCCAGTTCGCCCAACAGATCGCCGGGACGGACGCCGGACTGGACGCGTTCAAACAGCGGAGCCAGCAGCGGCTCCAGTACGCCGTCGAGCTGGCCACCGTTCATCACAATATCCAGCGCGGCATCGAGCGCGTCCTGTGCGTCAACGTCAGCATTGACGGCTTCCGCGAACGCCAGCGATTGGCCGGGTTCTTCCTGCGGCGGCGTTTCGTCAATATCGCCGTCCTGCAACTGGTACTCACGCTTCCAGTATTGCGGGGTAAACGTCACACCCGCGCGGTTTAGCTTCTCATCGCGTGTCGCCTGTACCTCATCAACGGATTCCTGCTCCCATAGCTGATACACCGGCGCGACAACGTTACTGCCGAAATTGAGGTCAACCACCCAGCGGATCAACTGATTGATCGAGCTGGTCACGATATCGCTGTCGCCATCCCGGATATCGTCGGTGACTTCCAGCCCGGCCTGCGCCGAGGCTTTGTTCGCTGTTGCTTCGGTGGTCTGGTTTTGCCCCAGCAAGGCGATAGCGATTTCACTGCGCGATACGGCGATCAGATTCTGGTAAATCTCGCTGCTGTCGGCTTTGCCCGCCGCTTCTTTGATATCGACAGACGAATCATCAGGAATAGCGGCAACGGCGTCCTCGATCATTGCTTCCAGCGAATCCAGCAGGTTGTCGATTTCCCCTTGCGGCGTGCCGCGAGGATGCTTGCCGATCACCCACGGTGTGCCGTATTTCTCGGCAAACCGCACCCAGAACTTCATCCCGCCTTTTTTAAAGGTGACAGGCCAGAAGCACATCGACAGGTCGGGGAAACCATACGGGTTGTCATAGGTCGCATCCTGGCGTGGAACCAGAAATTTGTAGTCTGGAATAGCTTCCCCCTCAAACCCGCTGTCACGGGAGCGAAAGCGCAGCCGGTTGTCGGTGTCGAACTGGAACCAGTCAGCGGGCTTACCGACGATGTCGCTAACATGCCAGCTTGTCCCGGAGCGTTGCCACATCACTTCACAGGGCTGGTAGCCGTACAGCACCGCATCGGTCATTTCCCCGATAATGCGCGACATATCCATATCCGTCAGCATATCGCGGATAAAGCTGAACACCCGGACAGGGGCGCTCCCTCTGTCGACGCCGCGCTCCAGCGTTTTCACCGCAGCCTTACGGCGACGGATACAGCCGCCAACCAGCGGATCGGTGCGTAGCTCACGATAAATACGAATATCCTTTCCCTGCGCTTTCAGGATCGGGTCGGGGTTCGGCAGATACATGCCCAATCCGTAGAAATCCATGCTGCGGTCACGTGAGGCGATCTGCTCGCTGAGTGATTTCTTAGGCTCGGAAAAGGAAACAAATTCGGTGGGTGAAACCCAGAGTCCGCGTGCCATTAGTAGTTCTCCAGTAGGCGGGCAGACGTTCTGCGTCTGCGGGAGGATGCCGTCACCGGCCCTTTGTTAATTTCCCGGCTGGCGTAGTAGGCCAGCGCCAGTGCAATGGCTGCGTCACCGTGGCGCTTACCGCCATCTGATTTGGCTTTTGAACGCTGCTCCGGCACGCGGGGAACGCCATTCACCACCTGAATGGCTCGCAAATCATCCAGCGTATCCTCGTCTTTTGGCAGATCGACCAAATTGCCGTCTTCCAGCGCAGCTTTGACGGGCGGCATATTGTCCCGATACCAGCCTTCTGTTGGCATGACCTGCTGCACCCGGCTGGCACCGTAACGCTGCATCGCGTATTCCGCCAGATAGGCACCGTTGCCCCGCGCGTCGAATGCCGCCCCCAGTAACATCGGCAGGCCGTCCATCAGATACCAGGTGATCTGCTCCTGCTGTTTGAACGGCACGTTGCGCAGCTCCAGCACGAACGGCACCTGCCGCACCAGATTCTTCTGTTGCAACAGGGGATAATCTACCGACAGGTCACCACTGCGGCCAAAGTCACGCCCCAGAAACGAGCGGGCACCACTCGGTAGCGCATCCAGCAACGGTTTCAGATGGGTGTCCAGCCAGTCCTGTGTTTCGCTCCAGCGGGTTTCATCGGATTTCAACTCATAACCTTCAGGGCAGGTCAGACGTAAAACAGGGGTATCGGCTGACATTCGGGATTCGATCAGGGCACGAGACAGCCAGGCTCCGCCACCATTAGCCGGGATGCAGTCCAATTCTTCGGATGAACCCGCACCATAGAATTTATATACCGATGCCATCCACGCTTGCTCGGCTTCTTCCGACCATGCTTTCCCAGTACGCAAGCAGACGCGGTGAAAGAGTCCCTGTGCTACTGCTTCCTTAAAGGTGATGCGATGTACACTTCCACCTTGTCGTCCCGCACGGATGTCAGTGATCGTAGTATTAAATTCATTGTCATCGCCATCATGGGTGGATATAACCCGTACTTTTCCGCCCCAGATAAGCATGGCCATTGCCGCTTTAAGCAACTCTTTTAATTGCTCATGGAATGCTGCCTCATCAATTACGATGATGCCCTGACGGCCACGCAGGTTAGACGGACGACTGGACAATGCGACGACACGAAAGCCAGAGTCGGGGAATTTGATGGTATAGGTCTTGATGTGCTTGTCGTCTTCGTCCTCTTCCCAGAAACCTTCTTCAATCTCGCTGGCCGCATAGTTAAATGCCCGTGCCCACATCGCACAGGCCTGAATATACTCAACCGTCATGTCCTGGTTATAAGCGATGTAATAGACGTTCATACCACCGGCAGGCGCTGAAGAGGCAGCGGTCAACACGTTATCGGATGCCTCTGCCCAGGTAATACCGGTACGGCGGCTTTTTTCATAAAATTTGAGTGGGGACGTATCAGCAATCCAGCTTTGTTGATAGGGCAACAGAACGGGAGGTGCCTCATAGCCAGAGGTATCGGGTAATACAGGAGCCAATTGCATCATGTGGCTATCCCCAGAATCTCCCGACGCAGCGCCTGTACGGCATCGGCTGACAAACCACCTTTGCGGGCAATCTTCTCGGCATTGCTGGCCGCTTGCTGCGCTTTGGTTCTGACTTCAGCCTGGAACTTCTTCAGATTGACACTGGCCCGCGACAGGGTGGCGACGTTCTTTGCCACTTTGGACAACAGCGCGACACGTTCTTTGGGATCGATTTCCTCTTCGTCAGCTTCCTGTAACTGGACGATGCTTTCGAACAGTTCAGTCTGGATCAGTGCGATGACCGCCTCCGAACGCGCATCCTGATCGTCCGCCGCGCCTTCGGTCAACATGCGGGCGGCTTCCGTGGCGGCACGAATAGCGCCGAAACGCTTTTCAATCTTCTGGCCATAACGGTGGATCGCCGATTTACTGATGAGGTAACCCTGCTCACGCAGCAGGCTCTCCAACTCCGCATAACCGCTGAAGCCGGATTCGGTCAGCGCCCGCTCCAGCCAGCGGCGAGCCGCTTCCGGCAGTTTGTCGATAGTGCTGCGACGGGCCATATCATTCGCTCCAATATTTTTCAGGCCGGGCGATCCCTGGGCCGCACTCCACGGTGTACTCAACGATATCAACGCCCAGCCGCGTCAAATCGGCAAACCAGTCACCGCTGGGGCGCTTGGTCAGATCCACCATCTTGCGGTCAGACAGGTAATCCAGCTCGCGCCGCAGCTCCAGCGGCGTGGTGTCGGGGTAAATGGCCCGTGCGATATCCAGCAACAGCGTCTCACTGGCGGTATACGGGCGGGTTTTATTGAGTGCGACCAACAGACTCCAGCGCAGTCCCTCACGGCGCACGCGAATGATATCAACCATGTTGTCCTCCGTTCATACGGTGCTGTTGCACCAGTTCCAGTTTGTTGTAAACCGCGTCCAGTTTGGCTTCAATCACCGTCTGCCCACGGATATAATCCTCACGGCGGACATAAGTCACCGGCAGATCGGCACGAAACTCCAGAAACTCCCGCTCCAGCCGCTGCCAGCCTTTTTCACTCTGAGAACGGCCTTGCTCCAGTGCGCCAAAACGTTCATTCAGGCGCTGCTCTATCTGTGCCAGCAGAATTTTTCCGGCCGCAAAGACAAACCCTAAAAAACCCAGCAACAGACCGACTAGTTGCCAGAACTCCACTTCAATTTTCATTATTTCGTCCTGTCTTGTAGCGTATCGAGGTAATCCAGCAGGCCATTTACCTGCGCGGCAAGCTGCTGGTAACGTTCTCCTGCGTCGGTGCTGTGGGCGAGGATGTCGCGTTGGGTAACACCGGAGTCGCGTAGCCGGGCGTCAAGGGGGGTAGCGGCTGCGGGCGTGTAGCCAGCCCCGCTGGCAGCGGTGGTAATGCCTGTACCTGCAAGGGCATCAAAGGCGGCGTTGTACTGCTGCACGAAACCAGCAGTAAACACGCACTCAATAGGACGGCTCTGGCCGCGTTCGTCAATCCAGTGTTGGGTGACATCATCAATTCTCCGCTTCAGGTTTTCATTTTGCTGGCGCAATGACGCCGTGGTGGTGAGGTAGCGCTGCTCGGCGGCATTGGCAGACATGACAAGTTGCTGGTAACGCTGCTGCCACACCTGTAATGCAGCATTGTGCTGTTCCGCACGTTGCTGCTGCTGCTGAGCGACATCCGCCTGAAGGCGCGCCATCGTTGCATCGGACGCTGATTTCTGTTTCTCCAGTGCGGTATGACCAGCGGATTCTGCCCTGGCGAATCCGCTCTCATAACCGTTCTGGTAAATCAGCCACAGCGCCAGCAATACGGCAGCAACCCATAGCAAGGTTTTCCACGGCAACTTTTTAAGCAGGTTCAGCACAGCTACGGCCTCCCCACGTCAGATAGCGCGGCGCTAACTCCAGCAGGATGCGTTGTGGGTAATGACGATTCTCACGCCAGTTAGCGTCAGAACGTCCGGCATTGACGGTAGCGACATGCCCAAACCAGCGCTGACGATCTAACCCACGTTGTGCCGCCATTTTCTGATCGCGCTGTACCCAGCCCAGCCCGCCGTTATAACCGGAGAGCGTCATCGCCATCCGTTGGCAGTTGTCAGCCGCAGTAACACGCTGCCAGATCCAGCGGTCATAGCGGGTCAATGCACGAATTGACCACGCAGGGTTAAACGGCTGATTAGCTTTTAGTTCCGGCATGATGTCGCTAATCCACGCCGATGTAGCAGGCATAAACTGCGCTAATCCCTGTGCGCCAACGGGCGAGACTGCGCGGGGATTCCAGCCGGACTCCTGATGGAGTTGCGCCGCGAAATCGGCCACCGGCGCATTCAGTCCCCAGTCCAGCCGGGCATTGCGGATAAGGTCGCTGCGGTACTGCTGGGCAGCCTCAGGCGGTTGGGCTGCATCACCATCCAACGCGCCGACCAGCAACAGAATGAATAGGAGTAACAACAGCCCTGTTCCTGGATCGTTATTACGAATCCGGTTAGCCATTTTTATAGCCCCATCGCCACGGCCAGACAGACCGCCGCCACGATAATGGCGCGACGGATCAAGGCCGCAGCAAATATCCGTTGATAGCCATTTTTGACCGGGTATTCACCGCGCTCCATTAGTTCTGGGTCATGCACCAGGTACTGGCCTAGCGCAGCCTTGGGGAACAACGAACGGTCGAGCCAGTAGCCCAACACAGCGGCCAGCGTGATCAATGAGATTTTATAAATGACGACAGGGAGCTGCTGTGGTGATACCAGCGCGATGACGACCAATAGCAACACGGCAGTCAGTTGCCAGCCTAAAAGGCGCTTCAGGCGTGTGAGTCGAAAGAGGTTGAGTTTCATTGCTGTCTCCTTATGTAAGTGAAGACAGCATGGCTCATTACGTCATGTGGCGATTTTAAACGGCGTTAGAAGTGGCAGTAGACGGTGAACGCTGCTCGGCGACGGGAGCTTGTTATTTGGAGTTTTTGACAGTAAAAAACAGATAAACTACATGCACTCAAAGAAGGACAGTACCCAGCTAAAAACGGGTTTTGTGTACCAGCAATAAATAGTAATTGCTGTAACGATACCAATAACCAGCACACCGCGAATGATCCTAAAGGTGCGTTTCTGCGTTTCCAATCGCGTAGTAATACTGCTAAACACCCCCTCCACATCATCTTTGATGAAAGAGAATTCCTTATTTATCTGCTTTTTTTTATATTCGATTTCTTCGCCCAGTGCCTTCATGGATTGCATTTGATTCGACAATGCCAGCCAGATTAGTGTCGCAGCAAAAATACACCCCAGCAGGATTATTGTGTTTGTTATCCCCTGGCCTGACCAACCTGCGGCTTCTTTGAATTGGGTGGCCACAACGACCGATGCCACAGGAATACCAAGGATATGGTTCTGAATATCTGAAAACGTCTTGTGGATTTTACCCATTTCTTCAACTTTTGCGGCACGCAGCTGATCCATCACCTTGTCATAGGAGAAGCCAGAAGAGTAGATCCGATACCCTTTAAGGAATTGTTCATGTAGGCGCTGAATATTGTCCAGACAAAATGCAAACATGTCCTGCGAATCAACGTCTTCGCTGACCGCCTGGATGCTTTCAATCAAAATGTCCAGCTTCTGATCCTTGTGCGTGTCGTCGTTGAAACAAGCCATCAAGTTATCCAGATGTTCACGTTTCAGATTTTGCACGGTCTCTGCTGTAAAGCGCGGCAATAGCTTAATAACTTCTTTTTTCAAAAAAACCAACTGACAGGCAGTATTGTCAAAATAAGCCGCAGCCCCTTTCAGCAGTTCAACAAACTTTAGGATCGCCCGGTAGTTCTTGATGAAGGCCGGAACCTCTGTATCATCGTTGCAAAATTTCGTCTCAAGAATGAAGTAATTAGCGGGTTCCTGGCACTGATGCTTTGGTGCGCTCAGCAATATGCTGTGCGTGGCAAACACAACTCCAAGCCCGCTCCGTGGTGGTGTTACGAGAAGGGTGATGGCACAACCTGGCTCGACCGTTCCGGTATCAACAGAAACTCCGTACTCACGTGGATCTTCCAGCAATGTGTTAATCAGGTCGCAATCGGACTGGTCAGAGAGCAACAGCGAACCGACACGGAACTCCTCCTGGAATTCCATGCGACGGTACAACTCTGTTAGCGTCTCAAACGAAATCGTCACGATTAAACCTCATTTAGCCACATATCCCTGAATTCATCAGGCACATTGCGCAGGGTGATGATATTTGTTTCTGGGTCATAGTCAATGTCACCGGAAGTTGTCCCTTCCCGATCAAACTTGAGTTCCCAATATTTGGATTTGCCTTTGAAAGACACTAACGCCCGGATAACGCGCCCGTCAGGCACAAAACCATCTGACAGACCGAGTTCTTCAGCAGCAAGTTTACTTGATAATTCCTCAGGCGCATGGGGCCAGACAGCATTAACAAAGGTTTCAAGACTAAGTGGCTCACCGGCTTTGCTTAATGCCTGTAAATGCTCAAATGCTCCCTTAAGAAACGCGTCTTTTTCTGCACCTTCAAGATTTTTCTCTGCCGCAAACGCTGTCAAAGTATCGCGTAATTTTTCAGACTCTCGTTTGGCGATTAGAACATCATTACAGCCGAGGAACTGCTTAAAGTAGTTTGAAACATTTCCCTGACCTTTAAGGAAACTGATGTAACGCTCCGCACCACTTTCCCACGCGGTTAAATCAATACGCCCAGCCATACGCAACTTAGCGATGTCCAGATAGGTACTGTCCTGAATGTTAAAATCGTCAGTAACGGTTGACCCGATGGTGGCACTAACGATTGCGATCAACAGATGTTCGTTGTTTCCTATCTCAATGTGTGCGAACAGAACGTACCCACCGGTAGCCATGTTTTCTCGTTGTGAGCGTTCTGTTAGGTGATGCATCATTCGACAGGAACTTTGGTAAAAATCATCAGTGTCGTCCAGATAATCACTGGCCATTCGTTCCATCGGGTAATTATCCGTATCCCCTTCAAAATAGCCGTAACCTTTGCCTGTCCGGCCTGCGTATTTGGCACAGATATCGTTGATCAAGCGCTGGGAGGCTTCAGTGACCATACCCTCTTCAGGACTCAAGCGCTCCGATGCATCACCATTCTGTTGTTTATCCAGAATATGAACTACGACGTGTTTGACTTCAATGGCCTGCTCAGACATTCGTTATCCACCTTGTTTTATTTGCTGTTTGTAATCTTGCAATTAACTACTCATTAAAAACCATTAATAAGCTCAAGTATTTATACAGACGTAGGTTAGATATTATGTGGCATTCTAATATCAATCATTTTTAATACTTCATCACGACTGCTGCTAATTTTTCCGCTGTTTGTGGGGTTAACCCGCTATTCAACTGAGCAACGATGAGGCCGTTCTTCGATTGGTAAAGGTAAGGGCCTGCAAAGGCTTTGAGTGCATCAAAGTAGGCATAAATCGCATCACAGTATTCTTTCTTCTCACAGATAAAGACTTGTCCACCTTTGGGGGAAACTTCTGAAAGAACAAAAGTAACATGCTCTTTGTAGCTGTTAGGTACAGGCGTTTTTACACTGCGATCTGGCGTTTGAATATCAGTGACCGTGACACCTGTTTGCTGGAACTGCTCCATAATGCTCTGTGTCGTAATAGCCTTATCGCCACAACCTGCCAAAAGAAATACAAATGGTATTAATAGCTTGTGCATAACCAATATCCTTATCTAAATAAAAAAGATGTAAAAAATCCTAAAAAGAAAATACCGATAAATACTTTAGGGTGAGCTTTTATAAGTTCTTGCCAATCCACTGCTTTGGGCTGTGTGGGGTTTGGCTGGCGTTGCCGCAATTCATCTCGGTCAAAATGGTCAAACGCCACTTGAAGTTGTTCACGGGATAAATCGTTGAGCGTTTTCGTACCAAATTTTTTCAGACAAAATCTATCGCGTTCTGTTGCGGTATCCACGGTTAATCGCAAGATTTCGCTGACTAATCGGCGGCACTCTTTTGCCAGCTTAGCCTCTGCCAGTCTATGTTGCAGATACGTCTCAGCTTTATGATATTTCTTGGTTGTAATGCCATTGATACTGTGAACATCAATATGGGCATGAACGGCTCGCCATAGATCTTTTTTAGGCTCGCCGCTGGCAGTAACAAGATCATCTAGCAATTGGTGCAGGCGATGGCGCTGAGCCGGAAGTAGCGACTCGTCATCTGTCAGGTTTTCACCTGAAGGGGAATGTATATTGATAATGTCTCTGGATGAGAACTGTCCCTGTGCAGTTCCATTAAACTCCTGCCGCATCCTATCTCCTTTATTATTACTGTGTGTTACTCGTTCTATTTATTTTTTTTATTACTGACCACACCGTTATTAATAATCTGATTACCGGCAAATTGACCACTGATATCACCATTGAATATCTGACTTGAACTTGTCGGTTGGGGTGACGTACCTGCCGTTAATGCAGCCAAAACTGCAGCTTTCACTACTAATGGTGCATTTCTGTAATGCTGTATCAGTTCTGACTCATCTTTAGTGATGCGATTCTCAACAGATGGCGGGTTACTGCCAGTAAGAATGAATTGCACGTTTGCACCAGCCATTGCAAACAACATCAAAACCTCACCGCCAGGTACGGCTATACCACGCTCGTACTTGCTCCACATTTCACGAGAAACCCCGCATATATCAGCCACCTCACCTTGTTTCAGCGATAAGCGGGAACGTTCAGATTTGATACGGGGCGCACAAAGAGAATCAAAGTTCACAAAAACCTCATTGACAATGAGAACTAAAGTTCACATAATCTATCACGTATTCTACAAACATCATTGCATAACCGGAGGCCGTAGCATGACACCCGAACAAGTTAAAAGCCGCTTGCAGCAACGCGGTATCACCATCACCCAATGGGCGCAGGACAATGGTTACTCCCGCGAAGCGGTCTATCGCGTATTGAGCGGCATCACAAAAGCCAAGTACGGCCAGGCACATGAAATCGCCGTCAAACTCGGCCTTAAAACCACGGCCCGTGCCGCCTGATATCTATCAGCCTGCGTAACAGATTATCACATATCGCAAAAAGGGGAATGACATGACTAAGGCAAATGTTTCCAGTGCAGGCGCACGCATCCTCCGCGTTCTCAAAGCCCTGCGTGGCCATACCCTGAACGGGGTATCAAACGGCGAACTGGCGGCGGCACTGGATGATTCTCCGGCCAACGTTAACCGCGCCTTGAACACCCTTATTGAGGAAGGGCTGGCACAAAAACTGGATAACGGCAGATTCGCGCTTTCGATGCAGGCGCTACAAATCGCACAAGCTCATGCGAACGAAATATCCCGTGCGCAAGACCGTATTAACGAAATGAATCAACGCCTGCTGGCTGGCAGTCGCTAAGGATAAGAAATGGCACGCACCAAATCACAAACGGTTGAATTAGTAGAAGATGCCCCGTTAGCAGGCGATCTGAATGTGAAACTCAATGCTCTGACTGAGCACCGGATGCAAGTGATGGCTCAGTTCGGTGACGGCCTGCCGTATGAACGTGATCGCATCGTACACGAAACCAAGTTCTATATGGCGCAAAGTGCGGAAGCCATGCTGGAAGCGGGTAAACGGTTGGTTGTTCTCAAGGAATGTGAACCACACGGCGATCTAGTAGACATAATTGAAAACGATCTAGGGCTTCCATACCGCACAGCGGCAAGAATGATGCAAGCCTCAGCTAAATATTTGTCACCAGCACTGAAATCAAATATGCCAGCGCTGGCACATTTGGGTAAAACCAAACTGTTTGAGTTGGTAACAGAGAGTGACGATGACCTCATCGAACTGGCCGAAGGCGGAACAGTTGCTGGTATGACGCTGGATGACATTGATCGCATGACCAGCCGCGAACTAAAAGCCGCTCTCCGCGAAGCCCGCGAAACCAATACCGCCCAGCAACGCGTTTTGACCGACAAAAACCAAAAGATAGATGACCTGACCACCAAACTGGATAAGAAATCCCGTATTCAGCCACCGCCACCCGATCAGGAAGCCGAGAAACTGCGCAAAGAGGTTAGCGCTATTGCCTATGAAGCAGAAGCGGCTATCACCGTGCGTCTTCACAGCGCATTTTCGACCTTAACTACCTTCACATCCGATAACGATGTAGAGCCACCGTATGACTTTATGGCGGGTTTGGTGTGCCAGATAGAGCGGGCGTTACACCATATCCGCGAGGTTTTTGACCTGGAGGCAGCGCCTACCGGCAGCGAACGTCCGACATGGCTGGATGCACCGGAACCCCAGATTCCGCGTACCGACGCATAAGGGGACGCCATGAGTGCCGCCCTGACAGAACGATTAGTGGCTATAGCACGTGCAGCACGGCAGGCCGGACATGGTGAACGCGGTGCCATCTATGACGCCGCCTGTATTGAGCTGGGGCTATCTCGCGCCACGTTGCTACGCAAGTTAAAGGAGGTTGCAGTGACTGACAAACGTAAAAAACGTGCCGATGCCGGACAAAGCGCCTTGACGCGGGATGAGGCCGCCATGATTTCCGCCACGCTCATGGAAGCAACCCGTAAAAACGGCAAACGTCTGTATTCCATCGCTGACGCAGTCGAAACACTACGGGCAAACGACATGATCGCTGCCGGGCGTATTGATGAAACCACGGGCGAATTTTATGCCCTGTCAGAGACCGCTATAAGCCGCGCTCTGCGCAATTATGGCCTGCATCCCGATCAGTTAAGCCAGCCTGCGCCCGTGACCGAGCTGGCCAGTCTGCACCCTAATCACGTGTGGGAAATCGACGCCTCACTTTGCACCCTTTATTACCTGAGCAACGGGCATAAGGGCTTACAGGTGATGGACAGCGCGAAGTTCTACAAGAACAAACCGGCCAATGTGGCACGTATCGCCAGTGACCGCGTCTGGAGCTATGAAATCACAGACCACACCAGCGGCTGGATCTATGTCGAGTATGTGATGGGCGCTGAATCTGGCGAAAACCTGTGCTCTGTGCTCATCAACGCCTTGCAAGAGCGCGGCGGCGCGGACGTGCTGCACGGCGTGCCTAAGCTACTGTATCTCGACCCCGGTTCTGCCAACACCGCAAGCATGACAAAAAACCTGTGTCGTGCATTGGGTATCGATTTAAAGGCACATAAAGCCCATGCGGCACGCTCAACGGGCAGCGTTGAGAAGGCCCGCGACATCATCGAACGCAAACTGGAACCGGGCCTGAAGTTCCAACCGGTTCATAGTCTGGAAGAGTTGAATGCGCTGGCTGTGAAATGGCGTTCTCACTTCAATGCTACTGCTGTTCATAGCCGCCACGGACAGACCCGTACCGATATCTGGCTGAAAATCAATGCTGAACAGTTGGTGAAAGCGCCGTCTATTGAGGTTTGCCGCGAGCTGGCCGTCGCAACACCAGAAGAGCGCAAGGTCAAACCGAAGCTGCGCGTGTCGTTCCGTGGCATTGAATACGATGTGTCTACCGTACCCGGCGTGATGGTCGGCGAGAAGTTGCTGATCACCCGTAATCCGTGGCGCACCGATGCCGCGCAAGTGGTGCTGACAGGTGAAGATGGCCACGACACCTTCTTCCTGATCGATGAAGTCACCAAAAATGAATTTGGCTTTGCCGACTCTGCTGCAGTGATTGGCGAAAACTACAAATCACATGCCGATACGCCAGCCCAAACCGCAGCGAAAGAAATTGAACAGTTAGTGACGGGAACGGATAACGCGACGGATGCAGCGGCAGCACGTAAAGCGAAGGCACTGCCGTTTGGCGGGAAACTTGATCCATACAAACATATTGATGACACCACGTTACCTGCATTTATGCCGCGTCGTGGCACGGAATCTGATGTACGCAGCCCGCGCGTCGAACAGCGACCACTGACGCAAGTTGAAGCCGCTAAGGCGCTGCGTGAGCGGTTTGCAGCCCGTAACCAGACATGGACAGCAGGACACTTTCACCAGTTGGTTCAACTTTATCCCGATGGCGTGCCGGAAGAACAACTGGATGAGGCTGTCGATGCGCTGCTGATGCCGGTTTCCGACAATGTCATCAATATCGTCAATATCGTCAACGGGAATTAAGGGGGAAACATGCTGGTACTGAAACAACAGTTAAAACAGGCACGGCTCTCGCAGGCCGTTGTCGCCAGACATATCGCTGTGTCAGAGGCCACGCTGGCACAGATTGTTAATCACGACCAGTGGCCACGCACCAACACCGGGGAAATTCGCCAGCGTCTGACAGCCTTTCTGTCGGCTAATGGCATTGAAACACAACGTAGTTTTGATGCTGTGCAGGACGGCACATCCTGCACAGCAGATACAACAGACCTCACAACGGAGGAAAACATGTTACTCAAAAAACAGGTGTTATTTCCAGCAACAAAAAAGGCATTCGGATTGTTCCGTGACCCGTTTGCCGATGACGCCATGCAGGGCGCGGAAGACGTTTTTACTACGCCGGATAGCCGCTATGTGCGTGAGTCACTGTATCAGACCGCAAAACATGGCGGGCTGATGGCGGTCATTGGTGAATCTGGGGCGGGAAAATCTACGCTGCGCCGCGACCTTATCGAACGCATCAATCGCGAGAACGCGCCCGTTATCGTCATTGAGCCATATGTGATTGCGATGGAGGACAACGACGTTAAAGGTAAGACGCTAAAAGCCGCCGCGATTGCCGAAGCGATCATCAACACCATCGCCCCGCTGGAAGGCGTGAAACGGTCGCAAGAAGCACGCTATCGCCAACTACATCGTGTACTAAAAGACAGCAGCAATGCGGGCTACAGTCACGTTCTGGTGATTGAAGAGGCGCATAGCCTGCCAATCCCCACGCTGAAACATTTGAAGCGATTTTACGAGCTGGAAAGCGGGTTTAAGAAGTTGCTGTCTATTGTCCTGATCGGCCAGCCAGAGCTAGCCGTCAAGTTAAGCGAACGCAATATGGAGGTACGCGAGGTTGTCCAGCGCTGTGAAATCGTCGAACTGCTGCCACTGGATAACAGTCTCGAAGCGTTTCTGACATTCAAAGTTGAGCGCACAGGCAAGAAACTAACCGACATTATGGACGGCAGCGCGATTGAAGCTATACGTGGGCGTCTCAGTAGCAATCTCGGTGGCAGAAAGAACGTCAGCCTATTGTACCCGCTGGCCGTTTCCAATCTGGTGATCGCGGCAATGAATCTGGCCGCTGATATTGGTGTGTCGGTGGTTAATGCTGATGTGGTTAAGGGGGTTTAACGGTGGCCAAAATCATTATTTCTGTACAACAACTGCCTGCTGCACTGGTAAAGGAGGATCAGGAACTCAGCCAGTCTATTAACGTTTCAATTGAAAATGAAACAGGTGACATCGTCGTGACACAGCTGCTGGCAACGATGATTAAAGATGAGATGGCTAACGCAATTAAGGGAGCTAATACAAAACTGATAAAACATCTTAATGCGGCAGGAATGACCTTCACCAGCCAAATGATGCGTAATCACAGGGATCTACACTAAACAACGCACCTATATTCTGAGGACTGAAATATGACGTCTGTTTTGAATATTGATGAGCAATTATCCAATGTACAAGCCGTCATGACGGCGTTACGCGCCATGAATGCTACGGTTCACAGTGTAATGCTCAAGGGGAGTCAACCGGTTATCCGTATTGCCAGAAATGGCCACTGTGCAAAATTGATTGAAAACGGCGTGGCGCGTTATGTGCTGAACGGTGTGAATAACAATGGTCGATTCCGACAAGGGGAATTTGAGCAGCATGGGTGCCGTATTATCTGGTCTGAGTCATTACATTGAGGGGAAATAAACGTGGAAATTAATAAAGCTGAATATATGACTGACCGCAAAGGGCGACTGGTTCCCGTTAATCAGGTCTCGGACTATGACTTGGCAATGGATACGTTTGTAAAAGAGCAAGTCGCTGCGGCAAAGATTAAAAGCGCAGAATTGCTGGCGTTCAAGAACTGCGCGTTCAATGAATGTTATGCCTGGTTGGATCTGGTCGCAGAGAAGTACGGGCGCACACGTGGAGGCGCTAAGGGTAATATCACATTCAGTAGTTATGATGGTAGCCAGCAAATTCGTATTGCGGTGCAAGACTCTCTGACGTTCGGGCCTGAGCTACAAATAGCCAAAGACCTAATTGATGAGTGCGTTACCGAGTGGTCGCAGGATGCCAATGACAATCTCCGTGCGTTAATTACGGATGCATTTTCCGTTGATAAAGAGGGGCAACTAAATACGGGGCGAATCCTATCCTTACGCCGGATTAAGATCGCAGATGAACGCTGGGTTAAAGCAATGGAGGCAATTTCTGAATCATTGCAAGTCGCTGTATCGAAAACCTATATCAACTTCAGGGAAAAAGACGAATCGGGGAAATTAGTTAATATCCCGTTAGATATCGCCGCCATTTAATTATTAAAAAATGAAATTGCTTTTATTTCGGCGTCAACGCCGGGGAATCCTGCACGCGTAATTCAGCATAACCACTATTTGGAGAGCACATGATTAAAGGTATTGCACACAATCGCTCAACGCTGTACCGCATGGCGTTAAAGCACTTTGGCCCTGAGTCTCAGACGCTAAAACTTATCGAAGAAGCAGCGGAGTTAGGTGCTGCCGCATCACGTAACCTGAACGGCCTCGGTAACGAGGTCGCTTTAGCGGAGGAAATGGCCGACGTCGAGATCATGATCGAACAGTTCCGCCTGAATGGCATGGATAAATTAATCGAACTGGCTAAACACAATAAATTAAAACGACTGGCTGAAAGGCTGGAGGTGGAATATGTCGGCGACAAATAAAGAAAAGCATCTACAGAAACTGAAGAAACTACTGAATCTTGCTCGTCGCACGACAAATCCTAATGAGGCAGCTAATGCAATGAGCCAGGCTCAGGCGTTAATGCGTCAACATGGCCTGACTGACGCTGATGTCGATCTAATGAAGATCAACGAATCCGGCAGTAAGTCGGCTCCATCCCATGCGCAAAAAGTCCCTAAGTATATGGGATGGTTGGCTCAGGTTATTTGCGAGACATTTGGTGTTAAATGCTACCACTCATTTCAACGCAGTTATCTCAGTAATAGCCAACGCAGCGTTATTTTCTACGGCCCAAATGAACGCCCACAAGTTGCAGCGTATGCGTTCGATGTCCTATCTCGTCAAATGATGAAAGCACGGAAAGAATTTACTTCAGGCCAGCGCAAAAATATTAAACCCAGTACAAAAGTAGCCAGAGCTGACATGTTCTGTGAGGGATGGGTTCAGGGCGTCTATCAAGTGCTCGACAAATTTGTTATTTCAAGAACCGAAGCGACGTTGATTGAAGCCTATCACCATAAATTGCAACAAGACGGAGGGATTAAGTCGGGCGATCTGCGGGATGCAAAAAATGCTCGTGGTACTGATGTGGCAAAAGAAGTTGGCTATCAGGCGGGCAAGAACGCCAGTCTACACCATGCGGTCAATGGCTCAGGCCAAGCTGATATAGCAAGAATTGGGAGGGCTGGGTAATGGTTATCGGTTTCGTGTTACTGGTATCGGCCTGCGGCACTGATTTCTGCGATGCCATGCCTGTTTCAGATGACATTTATCTGAACCAAGAGTCGTGCCAGTTAGTGTTGGATGCTATCCATGAACGCCGCCCTGAAGCCATCTTGCTGTGCGGCGAAGTCTGGCGGGAGGAAAGCGATGACAAAGAATCAACTGATTAAGTTGATACACATAGCCAAACGCGATCTGCAACTGGACGATGACACCTATCGCCAGTTGTTAATCACTGTTATAGGCAAGTCATCTACGCGGGACATGACAGTCCCGCAGTTAGATAATGTGCTGAACGCTATGAAGAAACGCGGGTTTAAGATTAAATCGGCAAAAAAGGCTAGTAGCACTCGTCCATTGGATGATTCTCCCCAGTCCAGAAAAATCCGCTCATTATGGTTAGAAATGGCTGATGCAGGCATCATTCGTGACCGTTCTGAAGCCGCGCTGGCGCGTTGGGTGAAGCGTGAAACTGGCGTTGATAGCCTGCAATGGCTGAATTCAGAACAAGCCAGCGTCATTATTGAGAAGCTGAAGCAGTGGCAACGCCGCGTAAGGAAGCCAGAATGAACAACGGCAATAATTTCCGCAGCAAAGGGCCTGAGCTATTGGTGGAGCTGGCGCAGCATACTACAAGCACAATAAAGGAGGTTGTCGAGATCGACACGGCTATCGCCGAGCAAATCGGCGAGGCAGTGGCCAACCGTATGATGCAGGTTTGGGGCGGTCAAAGCGTCTACTTTCCGATGGGAACGCTATGGCGCATCTCTCAGCGCGACCACGACATCTTCAACGACTTCAATGGCCGCAATCATCATGACCTGGCACGTAAGTATGGCGTTTCTCTGCAATGGGTTTACAGCGTGATTAAACGTGTCAGAAAGTCTGAGACAGACAGGCTGCAGGGACGCCTGTTTGATGATGGTGAATTTGATGACGAACCACAACAAGGGGGGTAA